CCTTGAATTTACAATGATGTTTTCTACAAACTTTTCAAATGCCTCGTCCGTATAATTGCCATCAAACTTAGCTTTTGACACATGCTCAAAAAGCGCCTTTACCTCATCTGCCTGTGATGTTCCACTTGTAAATGACATGACCAGGTTTGTCTTCTCAGTTGTTAGATTTTTTATTTCGCTATCCAGAGCATTTCGTTCCTTGCTAAAAAGTGCTGGTTCAAGAAACCCTTTTGTCATAAGGCCAATAAGCGTATTGCGCTCTTCGGTCAATTGCTCCATTCGCTTATCGATGGCATCAATTCTTTCAAGGTCGCACTCTTCTTGGTTTTTACTTATAGCATCATAAAGTGGCCCAAGGATAATCTTTCTGCTGTAGGCAAGCTTATTCATCATGGTGGCAAAGGTTGCCTTTATCTCTCCATCCCGAATAAATAGCATGGAGCAGCTGTTCTTGTCTTCAATATGCCCTATGCAGCTCCAGGCGATATAACTTCTTCCAGCAGAGTAGTTTGTTTTTCTCCTAAACTTGGAACCGCATTCTCCACAGATGATTCTGCCGCTTAACACATATCTATTTTGATAAGCCTTTTTGTTAACAGCCTTACTCTTTGCTCTTTGTGTGATCAGCTTTTGTGCCTTAGAAAACACTTCTTTGCTGATGATAGGCTCATGATGATTCTTGCAGTAGAATTGGTCTTTCTCTCCTTTATTAGGTCGTCGACTGTAGTTGTTATCCGTGTAAGTCTTTTGGAAAAGCGCATCCCCTTTGTATTTTTCATTTCGTAGCATATCGATCACTGTTCCTGTGCTCCAATGATTACCTCTTCTTGCAGGAATCTTGTCCCTGTTAAGGCCCTTTGCGATCACACTTCCACCTTTACCTGAAAGGCACTCTGAAAAAATGCGCTTAACAACTTCTGCTTCTTCTGGAACGATGACCATCTCACCATTCACATTGGCATAACCATAAGGGGGACTGCCAATAATGAAACTGCCATTTTGAAATTTTTTGCTGATTGACCATGTCATGTTCTGTGAAATGGATGCGGACTCTTCTGCCGCAAACCCAGATAAAATAGAAAGCATTAACTCACCTTCCATATCACCTGTGTTTAGATTTTCCTTTTCAAAATAAATGAAAACACCGATATTTAAGAGCTGTCTTACCAGTTCTAAACAATCCATGGTATTACGTGCAAACCGGCTTATGGATTTGGTGATAATAAAATCAACCCGATTACTTTCACAATCGCGAATCATGCGAAGAAGCTCAGGTCTTTTTTCCTTTTTCGTCCCTGATATGCCTTCGTCATAATAAAGCCCTGCAAACTCCCATTCTGGATTGGATTTGATGTAGTTTTCATAGTGCTCCCGCTGAGCTTTAAGGCTTTCCAATTGTTCATCACTATCTGTTGAAACCCTGGCATATGCGGCCACTCGGAGCTTGTTTTTTGACAACTGTGACTTTGTCAATTCATCGATTTTCGTTATCTTTTTCATTGTCTCACCTCGCTTTCTTTCATTACATATATCACTCTAAAAGCCACTAATAGCAAGTGATTTAAGACATAATCTCAGCTAGCTTTGGTAAGAATTTCTGGCGGTTTAACGCTGATATTTTTTGTCGTTCATCCTCTGTAATTTTGCCTTCTTTATGAAGCATCCTGATGATACTTTCTGCTATATAAAAGTCATATTCTCTCTGCAACTGTTCTTCTGTCATCGGTTCTGTTTCACCCTTGATCGGGCTGCCATCTTTCACTTCAATAATCTTCATAAAAAAACACCTCCTACCTGGTAGCCACGGCAAGAGGTGAAATCTGATGTTTTAACTAATCTTTCTTATAAAATTCGCATTCATAACCATCGGCATCAAGGAGTAACCCCTTTGCCCAGGGAGGGACTCTACTCATCTGCTGGCACACCCTATCAAGTGACATGCTAGGATCCGCCTCAATAATAACTTCATCATGAACATGAGCCACAATGCGGTAAGAGCTTAGAGTCTTTATGGCATGCATCAAAATATCACGAGAGATTGCTTGGACAATGTTTTCTACAAACTTAGGCCCATAGCTTTCAAGTCGATCCCATTTTTTAGTAGCACCGACACCTTCGTAAGTGACCGATTCACCACCGAAGATATTCTCACCAATCTTTGGTTTAACGTAGGCAAGCTGCCTACCAGAAGGAAGAACGATAAAGAGCATTCCACTCCTGTAGTGAAACTTAATATTTTGTATTTCTTGAGATTGCTTTTCTTTGATGCACTTCTTAGCTACTCTATCCACATCCCACCAGAATTTTACGATGTACGGATTGGCCTGCCTCCAGGCATTAACCAGGGGTTTTAATTCTTCCTCCTCAAGGCCCATCACCAGCGCGCCCATAGCCTTTAAAGCTCCCACTGATCCACCATAACCTAGGGCCAGTTCTGCGATCTTGCCTTTCTGCCTTAAATGGCCATTCACACCATGCTTTTCTACAGGGACACCAAACATCTGTGATGCGGATGCACAATAAATGTCACCGCCGCTTGCAAATACTTCACTTCTCCACTTTTCACCTGCAAGCCATGACAGCACACGAGCCTCAATAGCAGAAAAGTCGGCAACTATAAACTTACAGCCTTTCTTTGGCACAAAAGCTGTCCGAATAAGCTGTGAAAGAGTATCTGGTATATCTTCATAAAGCATTTCGAGAACTTCAGAATCACCATTTTTTACGATGCCTCGTGCCTCTTTTAAATCCTGCATATGGTTTTGAGGTAAGTTCTGCAGCTGCACTATTTTTGAGCTGAAACGACCTGTTCGATTGGCCCCCAGAAAAGTAAACATACCACGAATCCTGCCATCACTGCAGACAGCATTTTCCATTGCAGCATATTTCTTAACAGAGGACTTTGCCAGTTGCTGACGGAGTTTAAGCACCTCAGCTAGACGCTCCGGTGCTTCCTTTAATAGTTCTGCAACAGCCTTTTTACCAAGGGTATCTGTTTCCACGCCATTTTCTGAGAGCCAGCCTTTCATCTGTTGCACCGAGTTTGGATTATCAATTTCTGTTACTTTCTGCATCTGATCCATCAGCTTGGTGCGTGACATCTCATCCATAGTAATGGCCTGTTTAATAAAGTCCATATCTACCTTTATGCCACGATCATTGATTCTCTCACTTAAATGGTATTCATCCCATATGAAATCTGGCACAGGAAATTTAATCAATTTCTGCTCAATCTCCATCTCTGCTTCGACATCACGAATGTTATAGGATTTGAATCTCTCCCATTTGTCTGGATCGTCAGAAGGTAAATTTCTTGTGCGGTTTCCATTTGTCTTAGTGGGGCTACAAGGAGAACAAAAGAAACGAATCAGATCTTTACCTTCCGTCATTTTTTGCTTCCCAAGGCCAAGAACTGCACCCACACCTACTAATGATAACGGCAGCCCCATATATGCTGCCCATGTCATTGTGCACCTCCATGATTCAGGAGAAATATACTCGCCCACTGGATATCCCAGAAAGCTTGAGAAGCATATCCGCTCAAAGGAAGCGTTATGAGCATATTTTATAACTTTATCATCTTCTAATGCAGAAATTATTACTGGTGGTATCTTTTCACCACGGGCTAGATCAATTATTCTAACCTCACTTTCATCTGTGGAATAGGCAAACAAAATAATTTCAAAATCATCTGCTTGAACATAACGATACACACCACACTTTGCTAAATTGACGCTACTATAAGTTTCAATATCACAATGTAATGTTTTTATTTCAGCCATGCATATCTATCTCCATTCTTTATTTTGCTTATAGCCTGATGACCCACACCATACATCTCTCCAAGCCGAGTGCAGGTAAACCCGCAGAATAATCCGAATCGTATTCCTTCAACATCATCCGTGGTAAGTTTCTTCCATGCCTTGCCTTGGCGATAAACATCATAAACATTTTCAGTCTGCGTATCATATCGAAGGTTCATTAGGCGATTATCTTTTGGATCCCCGTTTGCATGAAGCACATACATACCATCTCTTTCACCTACAAAAGCAGTCATCACCAAATGATGAACTGCAAAGCTTTTTCTTGGATCATTTAGGACAACCATTAGGTAATTACCTCGCTTTCCGGGTCGAAGTATTCTTTCCTTTAATAAATAATCAAACTCGCCATTCTGATTGCTACTATGAATTACACGTTCAAGACTCTTAATTCTGCCCTCACTGCTTGCCTGGTACTTCCCCTCATATCCGGGTATGTCTTTCCATATTTCATCCATTTAATATACCTCCTAAAAAAGCAGGTGGCAGAGGAAATACCCCCACCACCGTCAATTGGCCTTTTCTATTAGGCAAGGAAGTCATCTTCTGCAAGAGTTGTAAAATCATCTGCTGCAGAACTCTTTCCACCAAGAGGCTCGCCATCTTTAATCTTTTGAATGTTGCCAAGTC